CCAACATATCTCCTTTGTTTCGAATTATGTAACAATACATAAAGTGATCCACAATCTCCTTCTGTTGTGTGCATAGGAGCTTTAATATGTTCAGCTAATTGTACAAAAGATTCTTGAGTACTGTACATAAGATCGGTTTCAACTCTACATGATTGAGCCATTCTTTTACTGATATTCAAACCATCAAAAGATACAGCAGCTACAGGTCCTAGTTGTTCTTCCTTGATATCTTCATTCTTAAAGAAGTGATGGATAATATCTCTTCTTTCTTGTACTGTATTGGGGAACTCAATTAAGACTAAATCTCTATCTTCATCCCCATACAAATGCAAATCCTTGGTTTTGATCTCAAGTTTGTCTATGACTACAGTGGTATTATCAGGATCATCTAGCATTCTACTAAGAGAGTGTAATGGTGTTATTGCACAAGTTCCGCAAATAAATACAAGATACACATCTCTCCTCAACGTTTTGTCAGCGTTGGTATTCACAATAGTCATTTTGGCTAGATTCTTGTAGGTCGAATCATCTATAAGTTTGGTTGCGGCATCAATGGCCGATTGAGCTTTATGGTTCAATGCTACAGGATGGGCGGTCTTGGCTGTTACTTTTGCGGTAGTCTTAGGACTCTTCTTTGGAACTGCTGCCCCTATTGATTGGGCTTGCATCTTTTCTTCAGAATCTATAGATGACAAGAATTGCTCTAAAAGGGGTTTGGTCATACCATAAACTCCTTTCATAGCTAAAACTCCTCCAACTACTAGTCCTAGGGCAGCTATTATCTTCAGCTTGGGATTCTCGGTGGTCATATCTTTCAATTGATTGACTGATTCAGAGGCTAGAGCTTTAATCTTGGTAATATCATACGAAGCTACTAACTGTTTTGTGTTGTCATACAGCTTTCTAGCTTGATCCGTCATATTCTCCATAAAAGTTTCTAATTTCTCTTCCTTCTTCTTGATCCCTAGCTCTTGAGCTATCTTATCCATGCGTATAGGTAGTGTTAAATCAGATTCAACTACACTATTGCCATACACATCCTTTACTAGCTTCTTCATCTGTTCTTCCATCAGCTTGGATTCCTCAGGTGTTTGGTCCGGGTAAGGTCTATTCTCGTGAACATGAGGTATAGGACAAAGTTTCTCGTCTCCAGCTTGTGACTTGAACTGACTAGCAAACACTAATTCAGCCATTTCTCGTATATCATCACTGGCTGTTCTTAAGCTAGTTTTATAGGATTCTGTGAGGTCTCTCTTCTCCAATACTGATTGCAGATTGAAACTAGTATTCATCTTCTGTTTGTGTCTCAAATGAATCAATCTTACTACATCAATATATCTCAATCCTCTATGCAATACTTTGGTCTCATCGAGCCTATCGAGAATATTGAAACGTAGTTTAGATATAACTCCAGCTACCTCCTCAGGAATATTGGTCTCAAAGAGCTGTTTTTTGAATTCTTCATTATCCAATTTCTCTCTCAATTCCTCTTCAGTGGGCTCAGGTCTTTCAGCAGTTCTAACCTTGGGCTTCGGCATATAGACTTCTATGAGCAAGTCTCTTCTCCTTTGAAACGCAGCTGGTTCTGTTATATTGATATGGCTAGTTCCTCTAGTGTTCGATGTAGAAAAGATCATTGGCGATCTAAAGAATACATTTCCTTTCATTTCCACATCGGCCATATTTAAAGGTTCGATTTGACTGCTTCGTAATTTGATAATTTCCATTGCTTCTCGTTCAGTTGTATCCTGATTCTTCGATTGAAATATATCATCATACAAAACAGCAAATTGACCTTTATAACCTTCCCAATATTCAGAAGAAGAGTTTCTAGTGAAAATGGCATCTGCATCAAAAGGCTTATCTTCTAGAGCTAAGATGTCGGCTACAAATAGATTCACAATATTAGTCTTATATGTATTTGGGGCACCATACAAGGCTACATAAGTTGGTTCATTTCTGAAACGGACTTGATTCTTGTAATTGTGTGCAGCTATCGCATACTTCTGGGCAGTATTATATACAGAAAAGAATATGGTGAAGTTATGCACAGTATACTGATTATGAAATAGTCTGAGAGCAATGTCTTTTGATGTGTTTCCATAGTTAATGAATCTATCTAGTATATTATGACTATAGGTTTCTGCAGGAGTCTTATACTTTAGCAGGAACTCTGAATATTCGTTAACAAAATTTTGAGCTTCATCTAAAAGACCTTGTCTAGCATCATCAGCCCAGGGCTTCCCTGTGGTGTGATACCAAACTATCTTCACAACTTCATATATGGCTTTTGTCATCCATACTCCAAATTGAGTCGCATCCTTGACACAACCAATGCTAGTTCGCAAGGTTGTAAGGGCTTTGATATCTGGGTCTGTCACTGCGTTTATCTTCACGCCAGCGACTGATCCAAAGCCTTTTAGTAGTCCAAACATAGCAGAACCCATAGCATCATCTCCATGAGCTTGGGCCACAAATCCTGTAATTTGCTGCTTTATTCCATTCGCAAATTGAGCTAAGGTCGGGGCATACTTTAGTACATGCTGCACCCACTCCGTTCTTACTGCTCCACGCAGATATAAGAAGGAAGCTGGGATACAAGCGGACATCATTCCTTTTGTTCTCCAAAAAATTGTAAACAATGCACCTAGTGATAGTACCTCTTCGGCTACATCAAACAGGTGTTCTGGTAAACTAGTCATCTCGGCAAGTTTCTTAATAACAGACATTCTCTCTACATTCATGATTTTATGGATACATTCTTGGGTTTGGTTGTAGGTCTCAGTGAATCCCATTTCTTGCATTGTATCAGCTACTCCAGCTTTCATGACGTTCTTGAGTTCTTGGGCTACAGGACTATCCTTTAGTTGTAAAGCAACTTCTTTGACAGTTCTAACATTATCAGGGGTATAACACCACATAAGGGCTTTAACGGCTAACCTCTTGGCATAATACTTACC